ATCATCTTTATTGCCTGCTGGGAGGTTCTTGGTAATAGATTCTAACTTAGAAAGCTGTAACTCTTCAGGCATCATCTGTATCTCAGCAGCATACTTCTGCGCTCTAGCCATAGACTCAGCAGCCTGCCCTGTCAAAGCGTCTGTCTGAGCTTTCTGGAAGGCCATCTGAGACTCTTGTACAGCCTGCTGCATCTGCTGAGCCTCTGGCGAAGGTGCTTGAGCCTGTTTCAATGCTTCTTTAAGCTCTTCTCTGTTTGACAAGGACATATTGTCAATAATGGATTGAATAAGGATAGGATACAAAGGAGAGTCAGCAGGCATAGTCTGTAAGAGCTGTACAAGCTGTGTTACTTCATACTCCCTAGCAATAATGCCTAGAGAACTAGAGGTAGAGAACTTGTAGTCTTTTACTGGATAGCTCTCAGGGTCAAACTGCATATACCGCCAAGCGGCTTTCTCTATAAACGGAATGATAAAAGACTCTTGGAAGTTGATAAGAGTACGCTTATGCCGCTTGATGATAGCACCAAGACTCATAGAGATACCTGCGGCAGTAGCTTCACCATTAATACTTCCAGGAATACCAGCAGAGTCAATAGCCCCTGTAGCCATCTGTAGCATACGCTGTAAGGACTCTGCCTGAGCAAAGGTAATCTGATCTACACCACCTAAGCGTATAGGCTCTAAGACCTCAGAGGGTCGCCCAATGGTTAGGATAGTCTTTCCTGGGCGCACGGACATATCCATGCCTCTAGGTATGCGGGTACTGTCAATGCCGATCATAGGGTGTACTGTCAACGCTAGAGCGTCCTGTCTAGCGCGTAGTTCAGCATCTAAAGCCTTCTGTGAGTTGTAGCCTTTTTCACATATGCCACGACCCCAGAACCTACCAGGGACTATGTCCCACGGGAAAGCCACAATAGGGCGGTCTTGCATCATGTAAGGGTTCTCTTCAGCTTTAAGGAGATCACCACCGTTGACTAAGACAATGATAGCCTCAACATACAGGCTCTTTGTTTCTTCTTCTCCAGTAAGCGATACTACTTCGTCACCTTCTTCTCTGTTTGCTCTCTCAAGCAAGATACGTGGTACTTTACCGTAGTAGGTAGTTCTACGGGTCTTATTAGTCTCAGGAGAAGATATAGTAATGTCCTCTTCAAGGTCAAAACCAGTATCAGCATCTCTAATGGCAATCTTTTTATAGATTCCTTTCTCTTGTAGTTCCTCAATAAGATGAGGTGTTACGTGTTCGTCAATAGCGCAGCCAAGAGCTTCTTCGACACTACACGCAGCAGGGTCAATAAGGAAGTTCTGTGGCAAGATAGAGCGCAGCTTAACCACTGTGCGGTCTTTGATGTTTACACCAATTGCCGTAAGCTGCCCATCCATAATAGGCTGAGTGGCAGGTGACATCTCTTTAATATCTTCAAGTATTACTTCAGCTATCCCAGTGCCGTATACACCAGCTACCAAGAGTGCTTCTGCTATAGACTTACGTATCTTAGTTTTCTTAAAGTCCTCATAGAGCTTATTACGCAGGAACTCTACATCTTTCTTCTCAGGATCAGATATATCATCAGTAATGTCAAACCAGATACCACGACCAAAGGTTGCTTCTTCCAGTTCAGATACAGAGGACTCTACTGCTTGTTGAGTAGCAGGGGATATAAGGCGCGATCTTTCTGATGCTCTAGTTCTGTCTTCAGCAGACCACACGCCACGCCATATGCGATAATACTCATCATGCTTATCTTTATAATTATTGTCATAATGCTCCCGCCAAGAGTCTACCTTCTCCATTACCCAGCTCTCAAGGGATTCTTCTAGTTCAAACTTCTCTTTGAGATTAAAATCTGACATTATTAGTATCCTGAAATAGCGTCTAAGGGAGTGTAATCGGTACTTAAGAATGCTTCTAAGCCATAAGGGACTTTAGCTAATTGATCTACATAGGAGACAGCATCTACTAAGTCATCATGTACTAACGCGCTAGGGAACTGAAAGAGTTGGTCAAGGAACTCAGCTACCCACTCTCCTTTGCCTAGCGTAATACGCCCATTCTCAAAGCGTCCTTGCAGCGACCATATAATACGATCTGCTTTCTTCTTATTACCGTGGGTGAGTTCTTGTACATTAAAGTACATATTATTCTTACGCATTAAATCACTCAGAGGAGACATTACTGCTTGTCTGCTTATGCCCTTCTCTAAGCCTACTGCTAATGGTTGGTAGTCACGTACTGCTTGGAATATCTTTTCAGCAGTCTCTCCTAACTCCCATCTTCCTTTGATTATGTTCTCTATGTGCCAGTCACCATCAGCACTTACTTTAGTAACGGCAATAGCTGACTGGTCAAGTTTAGTATTCTTTGATCTCTTCTTGTTTATCTCTTCAAAGCCTGCAAGGTCGATGGTGATGTAGTAGTCACCCTCTTTAGGAGGTTCACCATATTTAATCCATCCCTCTTTAAATATCTCAGAACCCATGCTCTCAAAGGAGGCCATGAACTCTTGTCTAAACGCATAGCTAGACATGGACTTCTTAGCAGCTTCTATCTCATTTGGGTCTAAGGTTTCGTTATCGTAAGAAGTAAAGTGCCATGCCTTATAGTCTTTATCTTCTGCAAGTTCACCATACTTAAACAGATCATAGAAGTGGTTACGCCCCATTGGAGTACCAATGAACATAGCTTCACCTTTTAAGTCAGCTAAGGCAGGACGTAGTATCTGTTCCCACACGTCAGGTCTAATGTCCGCATACTCGTCTAACACCAAGTAAAAGAGCGATACACCCCTCATAGTCTCTGGTCTATCTGCGCCCTTTAAACGTATGGCGATGCCGTTGACTAAGGTAATCTCAAGGTTGTTAACGTGAGAGTTCTTAATAACAGGCGCACCAAGCTCTAACAGTAGCTTCCACATAATGTCCCTAGCTTGCCCCTGTGTAGGGCTAACATAGAACACTGTACCGCTAGTGGCTTGTAATGCCTTAACTATGAGCTTCCATGCGGCTAGTCTGGACTTACCTGTACGCCTTCCAGCAGCTATGACCTGAAACCTAGAAGGGTCTGCCCATACTTCCTTTTGCCAGTCTAACAGCGATACATTAAGCGATGTCATTGCTGGTACTGATTGCCTTGTTAACACCTACTATCGCAGCAAGCCTTCTTTCCATATGCGGCTTACCAGGTCTTAAAATGTGGTCACAGAAAGCCCTTGTTGCCTCCTCTGCACTCTTTTCGGCAGCAGCAAGCACTTTATTGACGTTTCCGTGACCAACATGGGTGACCCCCTTGTCCCACTGCCTCAAGAGTATATCCACCATCATATTAAGTTGCGATTCGGCAGAATCATCACTCTTGGAGTAATCTAGGTAGTCTATATATAAATCATATAGGCCACCACGGGGGTCTAACTGGAATAAACCATAAGCAGGATCACTACGCTCTCCACGCTGTACGGTCTTATAATCAAAGGTGTAACCTGTCTCAATAGCTATATTAGCCATTAATGCTACAATCAGGTTATCGTCTAGTAATGGTTCTTTCTTAAGGTGTTTATAAATACTTTGAGAACTCATCCTTTACCTTTTAGTTTTTTATTGTTTTTATAGTAAGAGTGCATTAAGCGATACGCTATACTCTCAATACTATACGCCTCTTGTTCTATGCCAGGCTTTTCTTCACCTAATACTTGTTTGATCTCTTGCCAAACATGGACAGCTTCGTGTGTCAAAGTAGCGTACACCTCTACCTCACTAAGGGCTAGATCAATAGGCATACATACAATACAGACTACTGCGTCATTATCCATTGCAAAGGTATGCGTTGTAGCTCTTGCACCCTTTATTAAGAATAAGGAGTCCTCTTGAGAAACCTTGATCTTTAATCTCTTTAGTTCTTTAGTAAAGGCTTCCTGTGTTAGACATAACGCATAGAGTACAGGCGATATAATTAATACTCTGTCTAACCACTCAAACTCCTTCATTTTCTGGTAAATCTTCCCCTGCGGGTAAATCTTCGGAGAATTCGCCATCTAAATCTTCTCCTTCGGAGAAATCTTCTCCTGTGGCTGCCTTAGCAGTTATACCAAGTCCAGATATGTTTATAGTAATAGCACTCTTACCACCAGCGGCTGCTGCTTCCATACTAGATATAGGTATCATACGGTCTAGTAATAACTTCCATGCCGCTGCTTGGTTCTTATGATTATCATCTACTGCTGCATTAAAGATAGCTTCTATAACTTTATGCGACTTAGGCGAGGTCATCAACCTAGCTTTAAACTCAGCCATTGCAGCTGCTTCACCAGGAGGTCTACCTAGCTTAGTTAGCTTACCTGGTGTCTTAGCTACTATAGCCGTCTTAGGCGGTCTACCTTTCCTCTTTTGCATCTGAGTACCTATATAACTCGCTTGTCGCTTAATATCTAGCGCAGTTCCTAGTACGCCTTAACCGCCCTAATCACTTATTGATTACATTTAATGACTTGGTGAGCTATTGCAGCTTAGTGGTAGCAGTGCCATGTTACCTGCTGCGTTACTTAAGAGTATATATTATAGCATATTTTAGAGATGAAGTCAATCAATCGCTTATGAGTTGCTTAATTGATTCTTAATACACTAGATATTGATGTGTAATAATCCTTCCGACCTTGCCCTGCCGCTGTCTCCTTTCCTGCGGAGTTAGGACGATCCCTTATCTCCGCTGACCACCAATTGATTCTCTATTGTAATCAACCACTTAGATGGTATCAACAGCGACCTTAATTACACCAGCGGTCT